GTATCCACCTGTGAGATCAACGCATAGTATTGACGTGGGCTCAGAACGGCACAACGGCCATCCTTAGGAGCAGCCACTTCATCAAGACGGGCAGCGGCTTCAAAGAAACCATCAACCAGGGCTTGAGCATCATACTCCTTAGAAGCACCAAGGTTGATTTGGAAGCCACCAGGTTCGCCGGTCACAGCAGCAGTAGCAGCAGAGGCACGGTCTAGAACGCGGAAGATACGGCGATCATAGAACTCAGCCAGGCTTTGACCGATCTGACGGGCAATAGGGCCACGAATGTCATACTGGCTCATGATCTCGTCGAGGTTATCAACGAAGGCAGATGCCACCAGCAGGTCATCCAACGAAATGGTGGTCTCAGCGGCAGCAGGATTACCCGAACCGAGGATAGGCACACCAGGAGTGCGATAACCAGCCGAGATACGACCAGTGTGAATGAATTGAGCTTGCTTACCACCACGCAGGGTCCGGCTCATCACCAGATCCTTAGCAATAGTAGAGTTACGGAATGCCTCGTAGACTTCGCCCGTGAAGAGCTTCAGAAAGAGGTTAGTGCGTTGCGCATAGGTGGGGGATTGTCCACCCACCTTATTGGCTTCGCCAAGATAAGATACAGTTGCAGTCATTGATTTAAAGGGAATGAATTAAAGTAAACAGTTCCCCAGTACTAGGATTAACGCGTATTAAAAGTATGCAATTGCTATATGTCAAGGGTGTCCACCGCAGCGGGCCTTGTTACAGCCTAGGCTGGATTTTTAACGTGGCCAGTACCACAAAGAAAAGGGGGTCCTACTCCGAGGTGCCCCCAATCCATTTTTAGTTCAGTCTCGTTACTGAGACCTTACCAACTCCAGAGCCGGTTAGACCGATCTTGTCAGCCGCACCTTTACTTAGATCAAGACTTCTACCATGAGAGTAGGGTCCTCGATCATTAACACGAACAACGGCACACCGTTGGAAACAAACTTTAAGGCGTGTTCCAAATGGTAGTGTTTTGTGTGCTGCTGTAAGGCCGTTTTGATTGTATCGTTCGCCATTGGCAGTTAGGTTTCCGTGGAAACCAGGACCATACCAAGAGCTGATAACAGACAGAGTAGTTAGAAGAGGTAGCATGAGATGTTTGCAAAGAACTTTTATATTGCTTACAACACGTCGTTTAGTCGACTAAAAAGGTGGCCTGTCATCCCGACGGTCACCACGTCTATAAAAGCCTTAAGCGATGTTACCACGCTTTTTTGTAGGCTTCTTAGCCAAGGGTAGCTTAGGTAGCTTTTGCCCTCCAGGATTCTTAATTTTACGTTCCTGAAGACGCCGAAGCATCTCAGGAGTAGCATTAGGAATTCCTTTATAATCTTGCCTGCCCGGAATGTACGGTTCGTTAAGATCAAAAGAAGATGCAGTCCTTGTCCTTTTCTTTTTAGCAGGCGTAGCTTTTTTAACCATGAGTGGGAACTATGTTAGAGCAAGTCGCCAGAAGCGGCTAGTTTTTGTTCGACATCATACCGATAAGCTGGGTCATTACGATAACGCCTATCACCGATGGCCGCAGCCAATTCAGCATTAGAACGGAATCCTTTAACCGTACTCTTAGGGGCACGACCAGAGACCTGTTGACCTTCAAAACCTACGGAATCCTTATAACGTTGGTTCAAAGATTGAACAGCAAAGAAGATTGCATCCTTGTTACCACTGTTGACAACATTATCATAAGCAGCTACTTCCTCAGGTTTGAGGTTATCTGCTGCCCAGGCTAGGGTATCATTATATGAATCCTGTCCCCCGACAGAATCAACAATACTCTTGGCTGCGTCATCAGTCAGTGTTTGTTTAACAACTGGATTAGTCTTTTGCAGTTCAAGATAAGCTTCAATGAGTTCCTCAGAGGGCATCTCCTTAAGCTTTTGAATAGTTTCTGGTTTAAGTTCATTATCATTGGAGTAATACTCCTCAGATGCTTCCTTAAGGAAACTTACTCGTTTAGCAGTAGGAGATTCCGCTTCAGGGGTATCTTCAGTTTCAGACTCATCACTCTCGGTTTCTTCTGTCGAAGAGGAGTCATCTGTTTCTTTTTGACCTAGTTTCTTTTGAAGTTCTAGGTAAGCCTTTTCAAGATCCTCTGCTGATTTAAATTTACCAGCATACTGAGAATGTTCTTCAGCTTCAAGTTGACTGCGGCGATACTTTTCTTCGACCTCAGCATCTTGTTTTTCGATAAGCTGACTACCTTGCTCAATGAGGCGTAGTTCTTCAGCTTCCCGAGCAGACGTAACATCTGGATCAGTGGAATCAAAAGTGACTTCAGACATGTGGTTGTTTAGTGGATAACAATAGAAACTTGACCAACTCCAGGAGAGGTGACTTTTACATCACCATATTTGAATTGTTCCTTAGGTGCCAGTTTAACTGGAGCTTCAGGTTCATTGTTGGGGAGGTTGGACTTGTCCGGTTGCTTGCGCGGTTGTGTTGACGACATTTTGAAGAGCTTCAATAGAGTCTGGATTTTTAGATGGATCCATCATAGGAGCCTTAGCAAGTTGGCCAGCTTGGCTAACCAGATTAGAAGTCATGGCCATCTGCTGATTCTTCTGCATCTCTTGTTGACGCTGATCAGCAGTCTTAACCAGCTTAAGGGAATCAATCCCTTGAGCAGCAGCAAGACGTTTAACGGCTTCCTCTGGATCAATGAATTGAGCCATGGCTTCTGGACCTAAGGCTTGTGAAATGGTTTGAAGGAACATCATCAATGATTCCCTATCCTGTCCCCTACCAATGCCTTCCAGTCCAGCAATGATAGTGGGGGATACAATACCCTTAGGTAGTTGTGGTAGTTCCTTAGAACGTTGTAGGGTGAAGAGTTTCCGTTGGAGGTACGGGCGAACCAGTTCTACCGTTAGGTTACCATAGATTCCCCCGAGCTGCTCGTTGAGTTCCTGCTGGGTAGCACGGATCTCTTCGGCAGTAGTACGTTCGCTTTGACGGACGGACAGAATGAGAAAGGCTTCCGACAACCGTTGCGTGAGGGATTGGATCATTTGGTAAGCACTGGAGAAATCTGCCTGTTTGCTCACTTGAACAGCAGTAACATCCTCCGCCCGACCCTGAATGATTGCTCCATTGCCTGCCTTAGCAAGCGTCGAAGGTTTCACGGTGGCCGATGGGCTTACCAGAAACACAACCTTAGCAGCAGCAGCAGAACCTTCCACCATGGCTTGCATGAGCCCCTCAAGGGACTTTAGATCACCAAGGTATTCTTCAATCCTACCTCGTCCATAGTCTTCCCCATCAACCACATTAAAGCGGAGAGGAAGCCAAGGGGTAGTATTCTTAGGAGACTTGCCAAGAGAATCAGGAAGAATCTTCCCGTCTACTTCTTGACGCCAACGCCATTGTCCATCCTTGAGTTTAGCCCAAGTATAAACAGCAGCTTCGTCTTCACCAACAGTAACATCAGCACTAGGAGCACTAGTGTTATCAGCTACATCATTGACATTCTTACTATAATCTGTCCTGAATTCTTCAGGCAAGAATTGACGATCAATAGATTCAACAGTAACGATCTCGGTGGGATTACCCTCTCCATCACGGACGACCGTAAAGCGGTCAAGAGGGTAAAGTTTAACACCACTTGAACCCATGTATACCAGAGCATTCCCGGTTACAATCAAGTGCTTCATTGCTTGATGTAGGATAACACGATCCTGTGATTCAGCAATGTTTTGCATGACTACCCTTTCCATTTTGGAGAGGGATAGATCAATCTCTGATTTAACAGCAGCACTTAGACTTGGATCTAAGCTGAGTTTACCATCATTAATCTGAAGCTTGAAGAAAGTTGCGTTCACCGGGAACAAACTTAGCATCAGCTTAGATGCCATGACGTTAACGCCTTTAGCGCCCATGGATTGCCAAGGAGTAGGCAGCTTCTGTCCATTAACAACCCCCGTAGGAGTCAAGAGATAAGGAACAGAAAGGGCTGCACAATCCCTAGCAGTATCGAGAAAGATCGTTCTGTCGCTGGACAATTTAGAGTAACGACTAGCGGCAGATTGATTTTCCATTTATTATTTACCAATACTTAGATTAGACATGTTTGTAGCAGGACCACCTGTGCTCAAAGGAATAGAAAGATTAGAAGTACCCCTACTGGCTTGCCGCATGGATGCTCGCTTAGAGGTAGTTTTAACCGTAGTGGGATAAATTTGAGCACCTGGAGCAGCCCCGTTGACCGCTT